TGATGAAGGTATATGTAAAGAATCTGATATTCAATTTTTAGGTGTTTAACTTTTTAGATTTCAAACTTATAATATTCACTTTCTATATTACGTGTAGCATATGATAAATTAGGATCTTGTTTTGGTGGATCAGGTATAGTTTCTTGTTTATATCTTAAATTTTCTGGTTTAAGAACAAAAGCTGTTCCAGCATTATCAAAAAATTGTATCATTTCTTCTAAATTAGCATCTACAGTTTGAAAGCGCATAGCTAACATTTGACACCCAGTTTCACGCATTACAACACCACTTGGATTTTCTGGGTCAGCACCTTTATCTGGCATTCCTATTGTCATAAATTGTTTATTAAAATTAATTAATTCATTTACATCAGGTGTGTATTTAATATCATAATAATGTAAAGCACGACAAAATACTGAATTACTTGTCATATTTACATATTCATAAAATTCTTTGTTTTCTAAATAAGACTTGTTAGAACCATCTACTACTATTATTATTTTTCCTAATAAATCTAATAATGGAACATTACCTAAATTTTGTTTATGATTTTCATAACTATATTCTTCTCCTAGTAAGTATTGATTATAGCCTTTAAAAATATTTGCCATATCTGTATACATTTTTTGGTTACTACTTTTAATACGTAAATGAAGTATTAATGGGTCGCCTGGATTTGGACTACCACTTGATGAAAAAGCGTAGCTAATTAAAGTTTTCATAATTTCACTAAAATCAATTGAATTATATGTTTCTTTAACAAAATAACTATCTGTTGTTGAAGTTGCTACAACTGCTTTATCCTTTATTGAGAATATTTCAAAATCTAAACATCTAACACCTTGCTTTAAACAAGCCTTTAATGCTGCTAAATCAACATAATCATTTTTATATGAACCACCACTACAACAATTATAAGCACTTTTAATATAATAATCATTTAATGTATATTTAAATGATGGTTGAACTTTATTAATTGAATGAATACTTCCAGCAATTGTGCCATATGTATTATTCATATATGTAGCATTGTTAGATTTTAGATTAACAGTATAAATATAATATAAAACCATACCAATTATAATAGTAAACACAACTAACAAAATTATTCCTACTATTGTTTGGTCATTCATATTCTTAAATGTATCTTGTATATTTGGCATCTTTCTTATATATTTATTTATATTTTATATTTATTTATAATTTATATTTTATTAATAAAATTAATAAAGTTCAATAACTAATTAAAAATAATATGTTTATGTATTATAATTATAGCAATGGCAGGAGGTATTATGAACCTTGTTTCAGCTGGTCAAGCAAATATACTATTAAACGGTAATCCTCGAAAGTCTTTTTTTAAGAGCACATATGCTCAGTATACAAACTTTGGGCTTCAAAAATTCCGCTTGGATTATGAAGGTTCAAAGGAAATTAGGCTAACAGAAGAGTCAACATTTACATTCAAAGTAAAGCGTTATGCTGACTTACTAATGGATTGCTATTTATCGATTAATTTGCCTACAATTTGGTCACCAATTTTGCCACCACAATCACCTCCAGAAGGTGCTACTAACTATGTTTCCCAATGGGTTCCATATGAATTTAAATGGATTGAAAATTTAGGAGCTAAAATTATTTCAAAAATTCAGATTACTTGTGGCAATTACACTTTACAAGAGTTTTCTGGTGACTATTTGTTAGCTGCTGTTCAACGTGATTTTAGTGGTGCTAAAAAAGAGTTATTTAGTAGAATGATTGGTGCTACACCTCAGCTTAATGATCCAGCTAATTCTGGCAGTCGTGTAAATGCTTATCCAAATGCTTATTATAATGAAACTGCTGCTGGTCCTGAACCATCTATTAGAGGCAGAACATTATATATTCCTCTTAATTGTTGGTTTGGTCTTAAATCTCAAATGGCATTTCCTCTAACATCACTTCAATATAATGAATTACATATAATTGTTACATTAAAACCAATTAATCAATGGTTTCAGATTCGTGATGTCTTTGATTATACTAACAATTATCCTTATGTAGCGCCAAACTTTAATTTATATTATATGCAAATGTATCGCTTTCTTCAGCCACCACCTGATGTATGTTTAGATATTGATTCATATCAAGATACTCGTTCTGTTTGGAATGCCGATATTCATTTAAATTGCACCTACGCATTTTTATCAAATGAAGAAGAACGTGTGTTTGCCCTACAAGAACAGAAGTATTTAATTAAGCAAGTTCATGAAAAAATATTTTATAATGTAACAGGACCAAATAAGGTTCAATTAGATTCAGTTGGTATGGTTTCTAGTTACTTATTTTACTTTCAACGTAGTGATGCTAATTTACGTAATGAATGGTCTAATTATACTAATTGGCCATATAATTACTTACCAAATGATTTAATTCCTGCTCCTACTGCTGGCACTTACACAGTTACTAGAGTATTACCTGATGGCACAATAGAATATGTAGATATTGGACCAGGTGTAAATCCAAATGGTCAGCTAACTGGTTGGCTAATTACAGGACAATATAATATTCAAAATGAAAAAAATATTTTAGTAGCAATGGGCCTACTATTGGATGGCTCATATAGAGAAAATATTCAGCCAGCAGGTGTTTATAATTATATTGAAAAATATACCCGCACATCTGGTAACGCACCTGATGGATTATATTGTTACAATTTTAGCCTACATACAAATCCATTTGATCTTCAACCATCTGGCGCTATTAGTATGTCACGTTTCAACCAAATTGAACTAGAATTTACTACAATTATTCCACCTACAGACCCTCTAGCACAAAGTTTAACAATTTGCGACCCAGAGACGGGCAATGTAATAGGTGTTAATAAGCCTACATGGCGCATATATGACTATAATTTTGACCTACATTTGTTCGAGGAAAGAATTAACATGGTATACTTTCAGGGTGGCAATTGTGGCCTTGTTTATGCTACTTAATTTAATTATATTTTATTACCAATTATGCTAATAAAATATTTAACTAATATTATACAAATATTAAATTAATAAAAATTTTTAAAAGTTGAATAAATTTCAAAAAATTTTGGGCAAAAGTATTTTAAAATTTCAATTTTGGACATTTATTTTTGTCCATTTTTCAGAAATATAAAAAAGTTTAAAAAAAAATAGTTGTGAAAAATGGGATGTGATCATAATGCTCTCATTTGTAAAATTTGCTAAAATATTTGTGACGATACTTTTTTTTAAAAAAAGTAAATTTTTTTGGACATTTTTTTGGTGATTTTTTTTTCTTCCAATACTTTAGGAAGTATGGAAATCACCGAATCACCAAAAATCACACAAAATTATTTTTGTAATAAATGTGACTATAAATGCTCTCGTTATAGTGAATGGCAGAGACATATAAGCAGACGTAAACACAAAATGGAAGTAAATTTAGAAAATATGGAAGAAAATAAAATCACAGAATTTAAATGTTTAACTTGTGAAAAAACATATAAAACACATTCAGGATTATGGAAGCACAAACAAAAATGTAATAATAATGAAATACAAGAAAATCAATTAATTAACTATAATAATAATGAAAAAATAGAAGAATTAAATAATGATATTACAGTAACAGATGCTAAAATGATGTTTGAATTATTAAAGCAAAATAATGAATTTAAAGAACTAATTTTAAATCAAACTAATCAAATGATGACACAAATGATGGAACAAAATAAATCTATTTTAGAAATAGCAAAAACTAACAATACAAATAATATTGTAAATGGTAGCATTCATAACAACACAAATTATAATCAATTTAACTTACAACTTTATTTAAATGAAACTTGTAAAAATGCCATGACAATTGATGAATTTTTAGAATACTTACAACCTACAATTGAGGAACTAGAAGATACTGCTAGACTTGGATATGTAGAAGGTATTACTAGAATAATTATGCGAGGACTTAAAGATTTAGAAGAAGAACTAAGGCCATTTCATTGCTCTGATTTAAAACGAGAGTCATTGTTTGTTAAGAATCCAGATGGTGAGTGGGAAAAAGAAACAGATGAAAAACCGTTAATGTTAAAATTTGTAAAAGCAGTAGCAAGAAAGAATTTTAATAATGTAAATGAATGGCGTAAATTACATCCAAATTGTCGATACCATGATTCAAAATCA